GATATGACACTCTTTCTAGCCAAGCAACCAACCTCACGGGTCAACTCGTTTACTGTGGTGTCAGCCAAGGAACCTTTAGTCCCACGAATTAGGTGAATACTGTTGCGGTTTAGCACAATCATGCTGTCATCGTAGAACGGATGCAGCCCTACTAGGTAGTCGGCAACACCAGGAGTCACCCGGAACTGAGACGAGATGGCATCAAACGTGTTTGAGTCCAGAATGTCACTTACGCAAATCTCATCGCGCACCTTACGATCGGTATAGGTCGGGCTAGTGCCTGTGCCGCCAGGGGTATAGAAATATGGACACCACAGACGGCGTTGGTGCGGAACACCCCAAGGAGGGGCTGGAGAATGAATGAACCCACCACCCACGCTGAAGTTGCCGCTAAACTCGATATACTCGGTGGCAGAGCCAGAGGCGTAGGTCACATCACCGATCGGTGCGTTAAAGTAAATGTCCGTGCTGTCTGCGATGCTAACCTCGTAGCGGTTGCCCACCAAGGGCTGAAGCTCCGTAACATCAGTGGCATCAATCGTAATAAAGCTACCTGCCTTAATGGTGGTGTTGTTAGAAACCGTCAAGCGCACCTGATTGCTGCTGCCTGCGCTGCTCACCCCATACGCGTTGCCAGCAATGTTAAAGGCTTGTGGTTGGGTGTAAGACCCCGCTGGCACTAGGCTAAAGCCAGATGACGTTGCCGTGCCAGTGTTGGCGGTGTAGGGTTCGTCAACACCACCAGAAGCAATGACATACTGAAAAGTATCTTCGTCTACAATGGACGTTACTGTGTGCGTTCCGTTGGGGTCGGTTGTAGCAAACGTAATGTCTGCCGTGGTCACGGTGTCCCCAGCGGTAAAGCCGTGGTCTGTCAGCGTCACCTCCACTACGCCACTAGAACCGGTGTAGTCAGCAGCCTCTACGTTGCGACCATTGGGTATATACTCCCATGTTCTGCTTCCGTTATTGAACAAGTAAACCCTGTCAAACGCCTGCACCAAATCAACCTCACCACTTAACGATGCGGTGAATGGATAGGGTATGCTGGTAATGCTGTAATCGGAAAGCGCAATCTTCTTGCAGTCATTGTTGGTTGCAAGAAATACGCTCTCGTCCAAGTTGTTCGCGGGGTCACTAAAGACGCAGCTACCATTGATCTGCGAAACCGCTCCGCTGTCAATGGTCGTGGCAACAATGCCATACGTGCCATCAGGAGTCAGGCTTTCGTCAGCACCCGTGTGAGCAAACGTCAACGTATCGGCGTCAACGTAAGTCATCTCATAGGAGCCAGCAACCACGTTGTCAGTCCCGGTCAACGGAGCTGTCGCGTTATCTGGATCACCAAGCGTAATGTGACCGACAAAACCAGCACCGAGGTTGTGACCAGATGCCAAGTTAATCGTAACCACATTACTCGATCGACTCGCTGTGCTAACCGCAATAGGAATAGAAATGACACCAAAGTTTACCTCAAGCGGTAGAGCAGTAGTCGTCAACGCACCGCTCTTTAGCGTAATGCCCTTGCGCGGTTGCCAAAAACCATCAATGCGCCCGTTCTTACTCAGAACTACCTCGCCAGGCTTTAACTGGTTCGGTTGCTCGCGCTGGTTAATCCCGATGAAACCAGTGTCTCCGTCAACAAGGGGCCGGTCGTCAAGACTACCGTATGAACGGTATTTTGACATGGGGCTTATTTGTAGGCAATCACCACACCGCTTGCCACATGAATCGTGGTGAACTCACCAAACAAGGTGGTTCCAGCAAGGTGGGTAATACCCTCTAGGTTTGCAATGGTGCTAATAGGGCCGTTGTTTCCTGTAACAAGGTCGGTAAAGACAGCATCATTCACAACTTGAATAACGCGCCATTTGCCTGTGGTAGAACCTTCAGTGGAAGTGAGCGCATCGCCTCCAGCTTGGCCCTGTAATTGGTAGGAGTCTCCTCTAGACATGGCAGACACTTAACACGTTTTGTAGTGTAATGTCAACCTCTGCACTAAGGATTACAAATTCCACCCTTCATACCCCTGTCTGTCAGGCATCTCCTTAACCCTCTTGCCCGTGCAAGAATCATAGCCGGCATCAGACAACGCCCAACCACCAGTGTTCAAATCCAAGGCACAATCACCACACACAAACTCCTGTAACTCACAATCGTATAAAGCCTCCCGAAACATCACAAGCTCACGACAGCAATCGCAATGTATCATGTGCGGATCACTGTTTGGTAGCTTCATGGTCTTTTTTACTCTGTTTCTAAGACATCGTCAACCTGCTTACGAAACAACGGGTCAGAATCATACAATGCTTTTGCCTTCCTCAAACCGTGGATCGCTGTGCCGTGACACTCCCGGTTAATGTTCTCAGCCAGCTCATGCGTCCCCATCCAAGGACATAGCTGGTGCAGGCAATACAACATCAACCACCGCGCACGAACCACACCAGGCGTTCTGCGCGGCCCCTCAACAATACTCCAAGGAATACCAGTAATTCCACCCACCTTGCTCTGTAAATGCTCAATCGTCATGTTTGTTTTCCTTTGTCTCCCTGCGCTCCCTGCGCCGCGCACGCTTCTTTGTCTTAGCCGCTACACCAGCCCTGTCAAACACTTTAATCAACCTCCTAGCGTAGAAGCAGTCCTGCTCGTCAGCGTTCCTTGCTGGTCTTTTCATCGCTCCTCCTCGGCCCTCACCCGAATCTCAAAGGCAGCACACAAAGCCTTATACGCCTCACTCAACTGCCTAGCCTTCTCAGGCTCAGTCCTAGCACAATGCTGAATCAAATCCAATAACTCAGCCGCAACCGCATTCTCCTTGCCATTCATAACTCCTCCTCCTTCGACCCCCAAGGAACCGGCTCCAAATCAAACTCCTTACTCAACTCAACCAACAAATCAGCGTCAGGCTCAACCTCCCACGGCAACGGATCAGCATCACGCCCACACTCCCATACATCACCAGTCACATTCTCATTACGATGCCGAACCGCCTGCTTCCTAGCCTCAACCAACAAAACCTCCAACGCAGCCCTACGCGCTGCCTCCTCACCAGCACGCTCCTCAGCAGCAAATACACGCCGCTCCAAACCCTCAATGTGCGACCGGGTAAATAATAGTTCTTCGTCAGGATTCATGCCCACAAAGGATGCACACCCTAACGAAATTTGCAAGCACTAATTCACAACCACCATCACGCCCTCACCAACAAATCCGCACCAACCACCATCGCACGACCAATCACCCAATACGTCTCGTCATCCTCACACCCCAAACCACTCCACCCACACACAATAATACGATCACTATGAAAACCCCTACACTCACCATATACACAACACCTCATCAAATTACCATCACCACCCTCACAATGATCCCAAAACTCTACACGAACCAAATCACCAACCTGGAACTTTCTCATAACCAAACCCTATACCACCACCACCCAACATGGCAAGCCGCACACTACGCCCCATTGCAGATTTTTCAAAGGGCTAGTTGACCGATAGCAATGCAGGCGGCGCGGCTAGTTCGACCCCCTCCCCCCCTGCCTGGTATGCACCATGTGTTGCACAACTTGTAACAACCTATCTAATCACGAGTCGGCATCGTCATAAGTCACTGAGTATCAATGCTGGGACTTTCTCGCTAGACTAGCAACTTTCCAGCCACCACATATTGCGTGTTCAAATGACCAGGCCGGCGTTCAAGCGAACATCTACGCGGTGATTAACTTTTTTTGCGGAGATGAACGGGTTCCAGCAGGGATTTACTTGCTTTGCTGGATGTTCCCGAAGTTGTTTTCGGTAACGTCTGCTCTGCTTGGCTAGTCGCTGGCTTGTGGATTGGCCCTGCATTGCGCTAGGTTGCGTCCTGATGGCCTCTGACCTGCTTTCCCTTATCCTCTATCCAAATCCAATAGAGAGAATCTCGGAGCCTTGGAAGCTCTGCCTTGTTTTCGTTTGGTTTGGCTGATGGATTTGTGCCAAGTGGTTTTCGCGGAAGCTCTGTTGCTTTGCTTGTCCTGATGCCTTGTTTTGTGGGTGCGTTGCACCTAAGCATGCGCAGCTTTACTATATAGCGAGAAATTCGCTGTATAGGTCTGACTGACTGAATGGAAGGAACCCTGCTTTCGGCAAGACCTTTTTCCCTTGTTTTTAGTGGGTCGCAAGCTGCCAGCGTTGCCCCAAGGTATCCAGACTGAGCAGAGGTGAAGCTGCCCTTTGCGCCCGTGGCTAGGTCGTGCTGCCTAGCGATAAGGAGAGTAAAGCATAAGGTTGCGGGGGAGTCAAATGCTGATTTAGCAGGAAAAGCTCTCTTTTCTTGCATTGGTTTTCAGTGACTTATGACTTAAATGCAATAAAAAGTAAAATAGCTCTTGCGCGGTGGTAGGCATTGTGTATCTTGGTGTCGTCACCGAGACAAACCAAAACAAACTAATGAATACGAAACCAAAACAAATCATCACGACCGATAAACGCGACATTGTCCAGACCACCATGGGTCCGGGCCGTCTTTCATGCTTTAATGGCATCCACGCATGGGTTGAGCTTTGGAGCGGGTCTAAGGTAAAACTGAAGGCACGCTGCATCCTAAGCCGCGAACGCGCCTAACCCAACTCAAACCAAACCAAACCAACACAAACCAATGAAATACACCTCGTTTATGTTCCGCGTGGCAATCGCATTTGCCACCATCAGCTTGCCATTCCTCAGCTTGGCATTATTCAGTGTCACACAAGACCACTCGTTCCTGTTGCCAGCGTGCATGGGGTTTTGTGCCATGCTTGCCATTACCGAGCTGGACAAGCGTGGAGATAGCCGCCTGTTGCAATGGATCAGCCGCCCTCTCTAATAGTCGAAACGCCTTCGGGCGTCTTGCGGCATAGCCACCCGCAACTGATGAGACAGGCTAGAACACAAACCAATAGAACACGAAACAATGAACACGCTTACACAGCTTAGAACCTCCTTCTGGGAATGCTTCCCGGAGTTTGCCAGCCAATTTCGCAAGACATGGCGGCAGAATCAATACAACGCGACAATTCGCACCGCTTGGGTCGAATACGTGGACAATATGCACCGCAACGGCCTGATTTCAGACGGCCTGGCGAACCGTGCAACCCTTTAATCCAAACCAATAGAACACGAAAACATGAAAACCAACAACGAGCATATATTGCGCTGGCGCGTCCAGCATCACAACGCCCTGTCCTACCTTTTCCCCCACTACAAAGGCAACGGTAAAAGCCTTTGGCGTGCATTGTGCAACATGGAGGAACAGGCCAATCAATGGGCCTGCCAATGGTGCAATGGTGAAATTGACAATGAGGAATGGGAGGCCAAAAGAGAGTTTATGCTCTCTGCCATTGCCAGCCTAAACGGCGGCCAGTTGCCCGATGGGGTATTCATTAACTCGGACGCCAGGGGATACACGCTAAAGGTTAAGGAGGCGAAAGTGCCCGATGGGATGCAGACGGATTGGGGCCGCTATGGTTTGCTAGCGGCGCAAATCGACTAATCCTAGCCTTGAGCGCATGGGGGCAACTCCATGCGTCATGGGCTGGAATTAGCCAGCGCAACCAATAGAAAACTAGACCAATGAATACGAATACACAAATATACCGCGCGGGAAGCGTAGAAATGACAGAGGCAGACATTCAAGCCGCCTTAAGCGAGGGCAAAGAGTATATTCTTGCCCATAGGAAGATTTACCACGTCCAGCAGACTAGGGGCGGGTATCGTTTCCCAGAAGTTTACCGGCAGCGGGGAGGGTTGCCTATCATGGTGCGCGGAAGGTATCAGTTTGCAACCCCGGAAACAGCCGCCAAGCTTTCCAATGGACTCATTCACGCGGACGCCTGGACCTGCTAATCCATGCGCCAAACATTAAACCAACAGAACGCGAAAACATGAAAACTCCACTAGATATTTTAGACCAAGCCCAAAAACACTCTCCAAAGTTGTTTGCTGCCTTGTCTTTGCCGCCCGCAAAGAGAACCCTTAACAAAATTGTTGCAGCTATTCATTTCGAGAAAGACTTAAACCTTGCCATTGACTATTTCTGGGCAGAAAAGCAGAGCACAAGCGGCGTTCATTGCATAGGCTATCGCCTGGCGGCAGAACGCATCGAGAAATTGTCGTCATTGCGTGACAGCGTATGCGTGAAAAGTGGCGAATACTACAAATAATTACCTATTTCCAGCAAATAGGTAAAATAAGAATCACTTATTTACCATTATTTAGCATGAGACACCATCACACTCCAAGCATGGCAAACCGTAAACGCTTGCATCCATTGGAGGCGCAAGCAAGGCGGGAATGGGTGGCAGGCCTAGCCGTCATGCTGGTCGCTATCGTTTGCGCCGTCCTGCTGTCGCTACCCTCATTGTCGCGCGCACGTTTTGACGAGCCGAGCGAGCTTGAACGGGAGCCGGTCGAAAATGCGAAAACCAACGATTTGTGGGGATACGAATCAGAAATGAAAGGAAAATGAAAAAAACCATTTACAAAAACAATTCAAACCAATAGAAAACCAACCAATGGACACCAAAAAAATTCTAGCCGCCTTGGAAACTGGGCTGCTTTACACGAGAGTTGAAGGCTCGGCGTTGGAGAAACTTAGCGTTCTTGAGGCAATGGCCGAGCTGCCTAATTGCCCTGCTTGGGTCAGTGACGCAATCACACGCGCACAACCCCATGCCAAGCATGAATCGGAACTAGAACAAAGCAACTAAAATTATGAACGCTAATAAAGACTTCCAAAGGCTACTTGAAATTGTGGCAGAGTATTACCCGGTGTCACCGGAGGACATAGCAAACAGGCAGCGCAGGACGCATGACGTAACCACGGCGCGAAATATCGCGGCAGCGTGTTGGGCCAATGCAAACAGCCTGACAGACACGGCCAGACGGTTTGGGTGGAAAACGGCAGCTAGCACAATGAGAGCGCGGGAGCGTGCTGAGGTGCTTGCCGAAATGCCTACTCATGCCTACCGCATTGAGCAAATCGTCAATCAGTTGCAAGTTGAAATCCCGTGGCTATGCCTCGGCATGGAAAGGAGCGGGAATGAGTGAACCATCGGAAACCATGCAGCTATGGAGAGAGCTTGTCCAAGGCAAGCAACCTACCGAGGAAGTCGCCTTGCGTATGTCGGAGCTATGCAGCCGGCTTGAATATGAGCGAGACGAGGCCAGAATAGAGGCCAGAAGGTATCGCGGCTTGTATTGCGCTGAAAATAAGCAACCTAAATTCACCTGGGAGAATGACCAGTAATCAGGCAACTATCCTGCATTGCTTACGCCTTAACGTAGCCAATGCACCACACGCTCGTAAGCGGGAGTTTGCACAAGAAAGGCTGGCTGAGTATGAACGGGAGCTGGCTAAGCGGTGGAAACCCAAAATGGACAACCAGTTTACCCGATTTGAAAAGAAACTAACCGACAATCCACATGACTAAACTGAAAATCCTGCTTTACGATCACGAATTCAGAAACCCGGTAGCCACTAGCTCTCTGGCTTATCAAGAGCTGGCGAAACTGGCGACCGAGCTTGAACGGGAGCTGGCTGAAAAATCCCGCCTGATTTCCGAAATGGAAAAGGGCTTCATCATTGAATCAAAAACAAACGAACACTAACATGGAACAAGAACTGACCGCAGTATTTTACGATGAGGAATCAGACCAGGAACTAATTGCCTCTGGCATCTACCACCCGGAGGAAAAGGGTGGATGGCTGGACGGGCAGCGTAGCGAGCCTTACGAGCCGCACTATATTGAACTGGTGGACATCACCGACATGAACGGTGGTGCAGTAGACTGGGAGCCGGTTGAACATGAAGCCATGAAAGCCTTGTGGAATGAAACCGAGGAATTCGTGGTGGAGGACTGGTGAAAATAATGAAATAAAACCTTGAACCTAGACAACGAAAATACTAAAACGCATACACTATGAGTGAAGAACCGACACAAGCAGCCAGTGAACTGGCGCGAATCCAACGGGAGCTAAAGGCTCCAAAGAACATGACCAACAAGTTTGGTGGTTTCAACTACCGAAATTGCGAATCAATCCTTGAAGGACTCAAGAAGTGCAAGGGCGATTGCAGCGTGATTATCCATGACGACCTAGTAATGGTTGGCGACCGCTATTACATCAAGGCCACCGCAGTCCTGCTTGCGCCTGATGGGAGCAGCGTCAAGGCCACCGCATTTGCACGGGAGGCAGCAGAAAAAAAGGGCATGGACGCAGCACAGGTTTCTGGCGCAACAGGCAGTTACGCACGCAAGTATGCGCTCAACGGCCTGTTCGCCATCGATGACACCGCAGACTCAGACCACGAATCAGTGGGAGAAGACACCGTGGCAACCATCGACAAGGAACTGGCCGAAAAGATCGAAAAGGATCTAATCGAGTTGGACGCAGACATTGCAGCTTTTGAAAGCTACATGGGCTGTAAGATTGCCGAGATCACCAGCGCAACGCTGCCCAAGGCTAACGCGGCCATTGCAGCCAAGCGCAAGAAGGCGGCGAAAGCTGAGAGTGCCTTGGACAAACTGGCGAAAATGGCAGAGGAGGCACAAGCATGAAAGCCGAACAATTCCCAAGCTGCACGTTTCACGATGTGGCGCAACGATCACCAGCCTGGTATGACCTGCGTAAAGGGTGCTTAACCGCATCCAACGCTGGCGAATGGCTTACCGAGCAACCTGAGTGCCGCATGACCGTGCCTGAAATCAAGGAGGCTCTGGACGAGGAGGGCATCGAATACAAGGGCAAGACCAAGCGGGATGACCTGCTTGAGCTACTGCCTGAGACTCGCCGCCACCTGTCCATCACAAAGTCTACCGAGGACGCTGTGCAGAATGCCATCTACAAGATCCTCGGCCAGCAAGCCACTGTGCAGCCACCATACGAGTTCACCGTGGACATGAATGACGACCCACCAACCAGCCCGTCACAGTGGGCAGTCTGGAACGGTTTAGTTCAAGAGCCAGAGGCCATCAAGACGTTTGAATGGGAGACTGAAAAAACTGTAATCCAAACAGGGTTTGCCAAGCATAACGAGTGGGCCGCTGGATGCTCGCCTGATGGATTGATCGCTGGGGAGCCTGTTGGCTACGAAAACAAGTCACCATTGCCGCACACGCATCTCAAATACCTGTTTGAGAACAAGCTGCCAGACGCCTATAAAGTGCAGGTGCATTTCAGCATGGCGGTTACTGGAGCACAAGCATGGTGGTTCCAATCATTCTGTCCGGGTCTGCCGACCTTGAGAATCCTTGTTGAGAGAGACGAATATACTTGTCTGGTGGAGCAAGGACTGGCACAGTTCACTCAGCAGCTAGAAGCTGCACAATTAAAACTAACCACATACTAATATGCCAAACGCAAATACAGTTATTCTGATGGGCCATCTTACCCGCGATATTGAAATCAAGCACACTCCTAGCGGCAAGGTTGTCGGCAAGGGTGGGATCGCAGTCAATAATGGCTACGGTGAGAACAAAAAGGTCTGCTTTGTAGACTTCACCTGCTTTGGCAACACGGCAGAGGCAGCAGCCAAGCATCTGTCAAAAGGTAGTGCCGCCTATCTTGAAGGCAACCTGGAGATGCAGGAGTGGAAGGACAAGAACACTGGGGCGCAACGCATCAAGCACGCTATTGTCGCACGCACCGTCCAGTTCATCGGCGGCAAGACCGGCGGTGGTCAAGAATCATCCAGCCAATACGACCGCGAAAATGACGAGATCCCCTTCTGATCTACAAGATGATTTTAAGCATGGAAAAATACCTGCCAACTATGAACAAATACTTCCAGGTCAAGGGGGCGGCTGAAGCTAGACTGGAGGGATACAAGAGCTTGACTCGCCCCTATCACATTAACCACAAAGACGCCAGCATCCGTATGCTGGAGCGTCAATGGTGGGACAATCTCTGCCGAGATATGCAGTCATGCAAGTGCGTGATCGTTGAGTTCTACAATGGGCTGGAAATGTGGAGGCACGATGACGAGTTGGACGTTGACCCGATGACCGGGCTGAAGCACTCACGCAAGATAGATAATGATTAACCAAGAGGATGAGTGGGCCAGAATACTAGCAGCAATAAAGGCTGCGTTTATACGCACCAAGCAACTAGGGGCCAACTCAATGCACAAGATCAACCAAGAACGCTGTAAACAAATAGAACAAGCAATCTTGGAAACCGTAGAAAAACACATAGAAAGCCAATGAAAAGCCAAACTACACAGATACGCAGCCACCTCAACCGTGGTTGGAAACTCACCCCGCTGCAAGCTCTGGAAAAATACGGATGCTTACGGCTGGCAGCTAGGATCGCAGACCTTCGTAACGAGGGCATGAAGATCGCCACTATCAACACGAATCGCAACGGCAAGACATTTGCCACCTACCAGAAAGCATGAACGCAGCAATCATGGTAGATGGCGTGGCCTACACGCCCCAGCAAACGATGTCGCTGGCAAGCGCGGTGTCACCATTTCGCGGAACCTACCGCAACCTTGGTGATGCCGTTGCCATGCTACGCATGATGGGGCAAGAGGTGGTCTGCGCTACCGAGTGCGTGGTGGGAATTGACAATGGACTAGACGGGGCAATCGTTGCCTTGGCTATCTCCAATGGCGACATCCTGCACCGCACAGCCATGCCTACCCGCAAGCGTGACGGCAAGCGGGAGATTGACGTAATCGCCCTGAGTGAATGGTTCAACGAGAACCTTGGGGACATGTCACAGCACGCATTTGTGCTAGAGAAGCCGGTAGGCAGCAAGTCCGTTAATGCAGCCAAGTCCATGCACGGAAGCTACCATGCCATCCGTGCCACCATTGAGGTCATGGGCGGCAAGTTTGAGGACGTTGCAGCTAGAACCTGGCAGAAGGCCATGCTCCCCAAGGGTGACACCAAGGAGTTCAGCATTGCCGTGGCCCAGGGACGCTGGCCTGATGAGGACTGGCGCAAGAACGATAGATGCCGCACACCGCACGCTGATGCTTGCGATGCCGCCAACATAGCAGAACACCATAGAAACAGATAAACAATTACCATGGCATGGCTATTCAGCAACAAACTAATGGACTCCGTGAGCTTGCCTTGTTTGCAGGAGCAGGAGGCGGAATCCTCGGCGGCAAACTCCTTGGATGGCGCACAGTGTGCGCTGTGGAGTGGGAACCATACCCCGCTTCAGTCCTCGTGGCTCGGCAAAACGAAGGACACTTGCCGCCTTTCCCGATCTGGGATGACGTTCAGACCTTTGACGGCAGATCATGGCGAGGCCGTGTTGATGTCATTTCTGGAGGCTTTCCCTGCCAGGACATCAGCGCAGCAGGAAAAGGAGCCGGTATCAACGGAGAGCGCAGCGGAATGTGGAGCCACATGGCGAGAATTGTCGGTGAAGTTCGACCGCAATACGTCTTCGTGGAAAACTCACCTTTGCTTGTGGGAAGAGGACTTGCCAGAGTCCTCGGTGATCTTGCCCAAATGGGGTATGATGCTCGATGGTGTGTGCTGGGTGCGCACGATATAGGTTTTGACCACCAAAGAAACAGAATATGGATACTAGCAACATAAAACTGGCGATGGCAGACGCGCTACAACTCAAGGCGAGCGACTTTGCAGGTGTTGGTGCTTTGATAACTGACCCTCCATATGGAATATCCCTTCAATCACACTGCAAGCGCGGTGTTAAAGACAGAAAATCGACATACAAAATACTTGGCGATGAATCACAAGCCGCTGGCAACCACGTTTTGAGTGTAGCGCGTGAAGCTGGAGTCCCCGTGCTAGCTGTTTTTGCTAGCCCCCAAAAACCTTGGCCAGGCAAATTCCGGAACTGGGTTGTGTGGGATAAGGGGGGAGGTGTTGGTTTTGGTGGAGACACCAAAACATGCTTCAGAAAGACATGGGAGCTAATACAAATCGAAAACCAAGACGCAATACAGGGTCGGCCAGAGTCGGTTTGGCGTGTTACAATGAACAATGCAATTTTCAAGCTCCATCCTTGTGCCAAGCCTGTTGAGCTAATCAAAAAAATAATTGTTTCGCTTAATGTGACGGGCCCAGTTTTTGACCCATTTATGGGAAGCGGTTCAACTGGGGTGGCGTGTGTGGAACTTGGGATACCGTTTATAGGCATGGAGCTAGACAAAAAACACTTTGCAACATCCGAAAAAAGAATTTATGAGGCACAAGAAAAACAAAACAACCAAGGAAGACTGTTTTAATGCAGCGATTACCAACACCAACAGCGCGGGATTGGAAGGACACACCGGGAACAAACCCGAAAGGCATCAACCCAGACGGATCAATCCGAGACCGAACGGACAGACTTGCTGTTTGGGTTTACAAGATGGAGCGGGAGGAGGGAAACACAAACCCGGCTCCTCTGAACCCAGGATTCAGCGAGTTGCTGATGGGGTGGCCCATAGGGTGGACAGACTTAAAGCCATTGGGAACGGACAAGTCCCAGCAGTGGCTCGACTTGCATGGGAAATCCTCACGGAATCAACCAGGTAGCGACTCGTAGAGTTTGCTGCTCGCCATTACAAATTATGAACGAAGAACCTGAAGAAAAGACACAGCTAGAAAAGCTCTATGATTGGTATAAAAAGGACGCCGCCGCACAGGAGGGACTTATTATTTTGATTGCATCAACTATTGCCTTCCTTGTTTTAATTGCCCTAGTATGGGGCTTAACCCAGATCACATTGACATGAGCGCAGGAAAGGGTGACTCACCGAGACATGTAAACAGGGAGAAGTATAACGAGAACTTCGACCGCATCTTTAGAACACATAATGGCAAATTCAAAGGAAACTCCGATAGACCGAGAGACATACAGATTCGTCCCGCACAAGAGGCGTGGCGTAAAAATCACGACAACGATAAGCCATGAGCTGCACAAGCAGATACACCGGCTTGCTTGCCACGATCAGACCAGCATCGGCAAGGCTATTGAGAAGATGTGCCGAACCGACCAAGCTCAGGCACTTGTGCCAAATGTGATGAGCCGTCTCTATTCCAACGCTATATCAACCAGCAAGCGAGCTATTGAGAAGGCATTTAAAACACGACAATGAGCTATCTCAAGGGGTTCCCGCCGCGCCTAAAGAAAACCAGCGAGGACGAACTAGTAGGTGAGAAGTGGTTGGCGACTGCCCAGGACTCACGCTTTCTTCTCTGTGGTGGCGGCATTGCCGTCTACTACGGAGGATGTGGCACAGGCAAGACGCGCATGGCCTACGAGATTTCCAAGGTCTTGCAGCCTCGCGTTCTGTCTGTGCGCGGCATGGGTAAAGAGCAGCCATGTATTTACCTTACCGCCGCTGAGTTCATGGAGGAAATTAGACAGGGGTTTAACGACAACGATGCAGCTAGTGAGCGCAACACTATGGATAAATTTGCACACGCCACGATGCTGGTCATTGACGAGATTGACAACTGCCTAGCTACGGACTTCGGCCAGCGCAAGATCAAGCAGGTAGTGGACGACCGTTACCGCCGGGAACTCCCGACTATTCTTATTACTAACCTAGACCGCAAGGCACTAGCCAAGTTGCTTCCTGAGCCTGTCCTCGACAGGATTCGTGAGTGCGGCAAGGGATACCACTTTGACTGGCCCAGCTTTAGGAGATCAGCGTCTTAATTCTTTTGTGAACATATTGCTTGCAACCAAATATATAACCATATAGAACTAACATCATGTCCAAATCAAATTGGGAAAAATTCACCGCACTAGGCTGTTCGCACGGCAATCACATTGACCGAGACGCAGAGAAAGTGGCAAAGCAATTTGTCGCAGACTGGAAGCCTAAGCACCGCGTCCACCTGGGCGACCTTTGGGATCTTGCCGCACTACGTAGGGGCGCAAGCCCGGAGGAACGGCAGGAGCAGATGTCATACGATTACAATTGCGGTATGGAGCTTCTGGACTGGTATAAGCCGCAATACCTAACTCTTGGCAACCACGATCATCGCCTTTGGAGGGCAGCAAAAGAGTATGCAAGCCACACCTTGCTGGCCGAGATGCTGACCATGAAGGCTGAGGAAGCAGAGGACGAGCTTCGCAAACGCCGCATCCAGTGGACACCTTGGGGCGTAGACCAATGGATCACCCTGCCGTGTGGTGGGCCTAAGTTCCTTCATGGCTACCGTTCTACCGTTCATCCTGCCAAGGCTCATTTCGAGAACTGGGGGCCGTGTATCACATCCCATGTCCACAAGCCTGACACCTACATCGCACGACACGCAGATGGCGGCGAGGCCCATACAATTGGATGCCTTGCCGACCTGAGCAAGTTGAGCTACGCCAATGGCGTACCTGCCAAACTGGGATGGCGCAATGGCTTTGCCTATGGCATGATTAACAACCGAACTGGCGCATGGAAGTGCTGGCACGTTGTGAAGGAAGGCAGCAGTTGGATCAGCCCACATGGGGTTCTTTAAAGCCAACAAACACCAACACGACATGACAGACTGGAATCAACTTCAAGAAGCACTAGAGGCAGCTCAGCCCTACGTTGCAGAGCCACAGCAGCCGCACGAATTCAGTGCGGCTGACTTCAAGGCAAAGCAGAACGAACTGGGAACCTCCATGACATACGGAACCGCCTATAAGATGCTCGACCGCATGGTTGAGGATGGCGTATACAAGAAAAGAAAAGCAAAGCTCAACAACGGTAAGGTTGGATGGGCATACTCCCTCAAGAAATGAACACGATACCAATAGACGACAAGGAGCGAGCCAAGATCAGGCTGCTCGACTACATCAGCAACTATTTCCCTCACGCCCACGTTGCCAAGGCGCGGCACTCATACG